TAGAGATTTAAGTACCATGCTATGTAATGAGTAAAACAGATATTCTACTAACATCAATAAATAATTTTTACAATGAAGAAAAGAATAGAACAATATTAAAGAATATACTAGACAAAAAGAGTGGTATCTCTCTTAGAAATATTGAATGGTTTATCACGAATTATTCTAAGAAAAACAATGTGTCTTATACAACGAGTGATGGTAAACAATTTTTAGTTCATTGTGCTTACAAATCATCTTTAGATGGGTACAGTAAAAAATTATTTGATCCATTTTGCAGATCAGATAAATTTGAGTATACCATTCCAGGTTCAAATGAACAAATTCAAACAACCTTGGCACAATTAAATTTCATTAAGTGGTGTATAAAAAATGACATCCTTGACTATATCAGTGATAACAAAACGAGATTGTTCAATAAGCAAGTTGCATAAATCCATTTTCAAACGTAAATGTTTGATACCCTGTACAGTACATATGTAATGTATAACTTTCAGTCAAAATTGGCTCCAATTGGATATCAATGTTCGTCTTTTCTGACTGTATGTTACTAAAATCTAAACTACCCGAGGGTTCTATGTTCATGGGATTCATCGAAAAGGAATATGTATAAATATTTCTTATAGGTCTCGACAATCTTTTTTGAAATGGAACCAGATATTTGTAAAATGAATGATTTGTAGATGTTAAATTTGGCAACCTATTTCCATTTATATGAAACTTTGCATCATACATGACTGGCGAGAAGAATGTATATGTTTGATCAAAGTTTACGTTTGATGAAAAATTAAAACGATTGTGAATGTAAAACTTACCTTCTTCCGTCTCACTTGGTTCTTTAATTACGTCCTCATTTTCAAACAACGAATTTCTAAAAAACCAATGAATACATTTTACTGGTATGTTTGCGACTATATTGTTTTTTATCGCATGCTTTCCAACTTCTGTCACGGTACTGGGATGTCTTTTTACTACATCTGTAATTAACATTTGCTTCTCTTTCATAAAATACATGCGTTCATTTGCGGGAATGGTTATCTCTTCAGTTACTATTTCAAAGTTTGTGAGAGATATAGAATTGGGAGAGTCTGTAAAAAAGCTTTGTTTATGGAAATTGAACTCAAACTCGAGTTTTTGTTTGTAAATCGCACATAAAGGAAAGTAAGGTCTATTGGGTTTATTCGAAGAGTAATCGTCACTAGCATACTTTCTAGAAAAAAAGAAATGCAAAGGTATTACCAATTCAGACTCATATTCTGCAAAGGCTGCACCGCCATCTGAACTATCATACGGAAGACCTCTATTTAAAAGATATCTATTTGCTATCTTTTCTGTAATTTCTGAATACAGTTCGTCATATATTATAGACCAATCATCGTAGTATGTTTCCACTTCAAGTTCGTCAACGCGCATGACAACACTTTCTATCAAATGACGTCCAAGTTGGTCGGCATAGTTTTGGGGGGCTGTTAATGCGGGTATCTTTATGCGAACGTACATGTTACTCAAAAGATCACCCATATTTTGAGGATTAAATGTCACCTTTATCTTTTCTCCAAAAGGCCATGTACTTTTAATGTTTGGATTCGAGACATTTGTCACCCTGTGGTATTTTCTAAAATCTGCATGGCGACGTTCGGTGTAATCAAATAAAGAATCATTTAAATTTTCACTTATTAAATATCTATCTTGTTTACCAAGTGCATTCAAAGCAACGATGGCAGCGGTGCGTGCCCCGGAAGGCTCACCCATATCTACTATTGCTTACATATTTTTAATATCCGTTTTCCACATATCAATATGACTAGTGTTTTTCATAATTTCGAGTTCATCCCTGGCTTGGTTTGATTCTTTGAGGAGTTCCTTGACACATTCTTCGGTATATTGCACGGTCTTGATATTGAGAAGATAATCGAAACTGTTGTTGATTCGTGGGAAAATACCAGCCAATTGTCGCTCAAGATCATCCTTCTTTCTTTTGAAAACTACGATGTCCCCGTTGATGACCATGGTGACAAACTTAGATTTATAGCCGCACATGGTTGCTTTGGTTTCGAGAACTTTGAGTAAGTGTTCCTTTCTTTTGATGTAGTGATCGGATCGAAGCTTTACAAAGTCTTTGAGAATTTCTTCGGGACTCGTGTATTTATGAATACCCTTCTCTGGGTGGAACAAGTGCATGTTGGATGTATGGAACGACTTTCTTAACTTGAGGTCTTTCACGAGATCCTTTCCGTTGTATCCAAATATTTCGAAATCAACATCTTCGGTTGTGGAATTGTTTGTGAACCCCCCAATCAACTTCTTTTCAACAAGTCCATCCAAGTATTCCTTGTAATCTTGTGTCCATCGTCCTGGTGGTAATTCGGTGATTACAATATTTGTACCTGACCACTTCCAAACACCTTCCATCATCCATGTGTCCTCCTCCTTGTGAACCATCCCCTTGAAACCTCTAAACCATGGTCGCATAGGTACGATAGCCTTGCCATCAAGAACTCTCTGGATATTATCCTTGATATCCTTGGGGTTGAAGGGTGGTACATAGCAACTAAATCCAGTTCCAATACCCTCCGTACCATTCACGAGCACAAGGGGGAGCGTTGGCATATAGAAGTCTGGTTCAATCCGACGACCATCATCTTCCAAGTAATTGAGAATTGGGTCATCACGGGGATCAAAGATCTTGCGGGTCTCCTTGGATAACTTGGTGAAGATGTAACGCGTTTGTGACGCATCCTTACCACCCATAAGACGAGTACCAAACTGACCACACGGCTGAAGTAAGTTGATGTTGTTTGAGCCCATATAGTCATTCGCCAACTTCACAATAGTATCTGCGAGGGAGACCTCACCGTGATGGTAGGAGGACTTATCCGCAACATATGCCGCCAATTGCGCCACCTTCATTTCATCTTTGAGATTCTTATGAAAGCACGCAAACATCACTTTGCGTTGTGAGGGTTTGAGACCATCTGCCATATGGGCAATAGAGCGTTTGAGATCCGCCAGACTGAAGTTAACCAAGTCCTTATGGATGAAATTGGTGATGTCCAACTTCTTGATTGACCCGTAGGAAACCTCGAGGTCCTTTGCCTCCTTCGCGGTACTCTCGAGGAGCCAGGTCTTTCGGTCATCCGCCTTCTTCTTGTCAAATGCGAGAACGATAGATTTATCTGTCATAATATCCATATCAAACTTGACGGTGAGATCTTGGATCTTCTTGAAATACTCTCGAGCCTCGGCAGACGTTGACGTACCCAAACCCTTGTAGTACTTAATTCTCCACCCCGCTTGTCCATTGCCGTACCAGGTACGGAACGCGGAGTCTGTGTAGAACGACTTCACAGTGGCACCCTTCGTAGCCTTGATGATTGGTGTCACCATAGAGACAACAAAGCCCAACTTGAGTAAACTTGGCCAGAAATAGTGAATCATATTGAGAATGAGACCCTTGATGTGTGAACCGTCATTATCGGCGTCTGTCATAATCATCAGACGTCCATAGCGAAGTTCAGATACACTGGTGTATTCCTTACCCTGTTGGAGACCCAAGATTTTCTTGAGATCATTAAACTCTTGATTGGATGTGAGTTGCGCTACAGAGGCATCCCGAACATTTTTACACTTCCCACGAAGGGGGAAGACACCATAGTGATCGCGACCAACCACAGAAAGACCCGCGACTGCGAGAGTCTTCGCAGAATCCCCCTCCGTCACAATGAGAGTACAATTCCCAGATTGTGCTGTCCCAGCCTTGTTCGCGTCGTCCAACTTGGGAATACCCGTAATCTTGGACTTACGGGTTCCATCAGACTTTGAGAGTTCCTTCATCTCCTTGAACTTGGAGAGTGCCAAGAGTTCATCTTGAATACCAGTCTTGAGGGCATTCTTAATGAATGTCTTCGGTGGTTCAAACTTACTTCCAAAGTCCTGAGCCTTTGAGGTACACTCAGACTTGACTTGACTCGAGAAGGTCGGGTTCTCGAGGGTTGCCTTTACAAAGATATTGAATGTATTCTTGACCTGTTGCGGCTTCAACTTAATCTTCTTTGCCATCTCCTCGATGACACCCGCAGCAACATAGGATGCCACGTGATCCACGTGAGTTCCACCCTTTGTTGTAGAGATACCGTTCACAAATGATACTTGTTCGAGGCCATTCTCGGAGGGACCAATACACACTGACCAACGATCGGTTGTAACTGAACACACATTGGTGACACCTTCGTGCATCTTGGCATAGGCCTCAAAGGGTGTCTTGGATAGGGCTTCACCTTGAAACTTCACTTTACAGTTGGGTGTCGTACAGATGTTTGCGTCCCAAACTCTCTTCTCAAATATCTTGTAGATTGAGGCATCCATCTTTGCCATGCCAAATCTCTTCCAATCTGGAATGAAAGTGATTGACACCGAAGACGTCGCCCCAGAATGTTTTGTAATTTTTGGTTCGTGACACTTGGTCATGTTATCAGTCCATTTCTGTGTATAGGTCTTCTTGGCTTCGTGATCCTTAATCACGATTGAAAACTCGGAAGAGTAGATATTGGTGAGTTTGGCACCATATCCGTTGCGACCACCCACGATTCGCTTCTTGTTATCGTCATAATTGGTACTTGTCAGTAGGTGTCCAAAAGTGAGTTCGGGATTCCACACCCCCTCCTTCTCATGCATCTTGACACCAATACCACCAAGAGGGCCATTATTCTCAATAGTCACAGACCCCACGTCTTTGTCTACCTCAACCGAGATGTTTGTAACATGCTTGGGGTGTGTTGAGTTTCTATCAATGGCATTGACGAGTATTTCGTCAAATATTTTGAGAAGAGCGGGTGAGTATGATAGATCCTTTTTCTTGAATTTGTTGTCAGTCTTGTAAAGAATCCAATACGATTCTGTCCCAAGTTCCACTGGACCCACATAGGAGTCGGGTCTCTTAAGGACATGTTCAATGTGGGTAAGTTTTTGAACGCTCTCACCCATCTTTCTTTAACTTTTAGGGAGTCATTTCTTTACTTAGGTTTATTCTCTTCTAGAATTTTGTAAAAATCTTTTATCCAATTTTTTAGTTCATTCCTTGTAATCGAGTGTGTTTTTGGACTAATAAGTTTAATAGCCCCTATCTGCCGAAGTGAATCTATACGTGGATTATATTTTATAGGGCCGTTCATATAACAACATTTACATACAGATGTATTATTAATTATATATGTATTGTTAAGTTCAAATGATAAATTGGAATTTTGTAAATATTTATCAAATAACCGAAGTTCCCAGTCAATAGCTTCTCTGTAATAAGGGTCGAGTGGTGCTAAACAAATGTAACACGTAGATTTCCAATTTATCTTCATGCTTATAATTTTATAGATTTTTTTTCACAACTATAATTAGAGAATGGCTTATCTTTATTTGATAGGTGCTGTTGTTATTATGTTTTTGATAATGCAAAATAGATCTAAATCTTTCAATACCAGTGTAAATAGACTTATTAAACAAAGTGCACAATACGCCATAACAGCACAACAAGACGGGTCGCCTGTATTGGCAACCGTGCATTCAAATTATGCCGTTGCGTACTTGTATGCTCTTATGGATATAGCTACTGATGCACAAATACACCGTTTAACGGGTATAGATGTTAGTAAGTTTAGACAACATATAATGAATGTCCAGGACATGGTAACGAGAAGAACACTTGAAAAGGTACCAGACTTCGCCGGCGATGTTGATATGTATCTAGCCCAAGTAGGTGGTGGCGCTGCAAAATAAAAAATACATATAATTAAATAATGAAACTCAACGTTCACTTCGAGGCCATAATGCGTATTTTGGGTCTTTTTATAACTACATTTTTTACAACAAAGTGGACACAAGGAACTAATCCACCAATGTACGATGTTCCATTGTCAATTGTTGCGGTGATTCTTGCCATATTTTTGAATTATGTGTAACTTCATTACCTAAGTTAGAAATTGTTTTGTAAAATTACAAATAAAATGCAAGTAGTTCGTGACGCAACGTGGAATGTGTTTTTAAACGATGCGGTTAAAATGTATCGTTTAAGAACACCAAATGATAAATGCTACAAGTTAGCGGATGCAACTTGGAAAATTAAACAGAGGTACAGAGATATAAAACAAAAGAAAGAACAAACTAAGATTGTTGTGTTGGAAAAAGCACCAGAAATGTCAAGAGAACAGATTTCAAAAAACAAAACATGCAAGGCGATTACAATGTCTGGAAATATGTGTTCATTCAAGGCTGTTTGTGGTAATTTTTGTAGAAAACACAATAAAAAGGAAGAATCAGTTCCGGGCATGGATGACATTATAAACCAACTTGGCGAAATTAAAATAGCTGACTAATATAAATGTTTCTTGATCAGGAAAGTCTTAGACCTGTTATAATAGCAATGGCGATTTATTTAACTATCAGCACTCTTATTCCTAAAATTGCTAAAAAGCCGACAGGTATCAAAGTCGTGGATGACCTTGTGATGATGATTATCGCCCAACAAGAATCTATCATGTCTGGTACTATCTTAATCGGTCTTATCATTCTCGCTACCAATTACATTAACGATGAACTCTTGTAAGATGTTTTCACTTCCAACTAACTTTTTAGTATATTCATGATTCATGTACCTCACTTGATTGTTATATGCATCGGCCATGTAGTTCATGAGTTGTTCGAGACTGGGTTTACCCCAAACCATACCCTTTTTAAATAAAAAATCATCATTTTTGAGAGTCTGTCTATCACATTTTATCAAATATGGGGTTTTTATGTATTCCGGAGGCCCGCCATAATCTGTAATAATCACAGGCTTGTCTCGAATACAAGCTTCAATTGCACCCATACCAACACCTTCCGATGACGAAAAACTCACATAACAATCCGACATTCTGTGAATATCATCCATTTCATCATCTGTTATAAGACCATTAATGACTCTCACATTTGGTAGGTTGATTTTTACCTCTTGTTGACATGTTGCTTTGACAATTAACTTTGCATTTGGTAATTGCAACCTTATAAAAGCCTCTAATATACTATTAAAATTTTTTCTTTGATCCAATATATTTCCTATATGATAAAATACATATGGTCTTGGTTCTTGTGGAATATGAGCATGTACAATCTTAAACTCTTTGTTTGGAAATTGCTTTGAAAAGACCCGTTTACAAAATTCACTTGGAACCAAGATAGCATCAAAAAAATCAAATAATTTACCATAGTCTTCGTGAACTGTCTCTGTTTCACATACAGTCATACAGGATACTTTCTTAGCTTTAGACTTTAAGAATGGAATATAATCAAATGCCGACTGTATGGGTATGGTAAAAAGGAAAGCATGTTCACATTCGGGTATGTTTTTATCTCCTATGACATAATACTTTGATTCAGGGAACAAACGTTTATATTTTGCATTGTGTTGCCCAATGCCACTTAGTAAAGTTGGACCTACGAATATCATCTCCATTTAAAGATTATCTTAGCTTTATATATATTAGGATGGACAGACTCAAGAAAGAAATCAAAGACGAACTCTCCAGACCACGAATGGATAAGACCCGACTTTACGATCTCCTTTTGAAAATCGTCGATGAAGTTGGTGAAGATAGTGGGAATACCCAACCGGGACCCAAAGGTGATCGCGGTGAAAAGGGAGACCGTGGTGAAAAGGGAGACCGGGGCGAAAAGGGTGAAAAGGGTGAAGCTGGAACCTGTAAGTGTGCGTGTGTTACTAAGACTGACACACCAGTCAAAAAGACTCGACCTACTAAGAAGGCTTCTTCTACCCCGACCCCGGAAGCTGCTCCGGAACAATAAATATCTATATAAAACCTAAGTTAAATGTAATTTATTAAATGTACAGTGTATGTTTAATAAATGAGACATATCATCTTTGATAAAAACTTCAAACCAATCGCAAATATTGGTAAGTATAATATCCACGGTAAAAAGAAAAAAGATGTCTGCTTTGAATTAAAATTGATGTGGACCCCGGGGAACAGGGCTGTTTACCCACCAAATAAATCCACCGACTATAAGCATGAGAATAAAAACGAGAGTTCCAAATGAATACTTTTTAGGTTTTTTCAAATTTTCTTTGTCTGGAAGTTTTTGTACATTTTCGTTTAACTTATCTACTTTAGAGCACAGCTTGTCTAAAATTTGTAATAACTGCACGTTTTTATCTTTTGGCTTTTCTTTTACGTCTATAGTTGTCACCTCTAATATCATATGCCAAGTTGCATCTGGTTGTAATAGTCTGTAGTCATTGTCGCTTTGATATTCGTATAATTCAAAAGATAACTGTTTTATTGATATCGGATTGAAAAGAGATGTAGGTCTAGCAAAAGATTTCCATTGTTTGTCTCTGACGATATTATCAGACGTTCCAGCAAAATGTCTTTCCAGTGGCACTCTTGCGAAAATTTGACCATGGCGTTCATCAAGTATTTGTGCAACTTTTGGGATTTCTGGGCATATTATATCTACAAATTTAGCTATATCCGAGTTTGTAGTTGTAGAATGGTCACCCACCTGGGTTATATAGAAATCCACCATTTTTAAGCCTATGACTTTGTTAATATTTTCAATATGTGTGTTAGATTTCAGAGTCAAATCTACAGTGAACGTATTATTTGTTCCTGTGACAAAGTTTGAATCTATCAGAACATATTGTGTTCTCTTTGCTAAATCATCAAGAGACATTCTGAAATATATGAATAAAAAAAAAATCGAGACTATTATTAGATGTCTGGTGCTACCGGAGGACTTGTCATAATTTTTGCTAGTCTTGTTTTAATTTTTGTACTTTCGTTGATATATTCATATTTCAAACGAGACACTGATAATAACATAGACATAAATGTCGATATCAGAGATCAGGGTGAGTTACGTTTAACCGGTGATGGTTCTACAATTTTAGACGGCAATCTTTTGGAGGAAGTCAAGAAGACTACACCCGATTTCACCTTTTTTAGAATGTCTATTGAACGTCGTGAACTTGATACAGATGGTATACTGTATTTAAGTGATTTTTATGGGGGTTTTTACATAGCCTTTGAAATTACTATGGACAGACCCATAGATAAACTAAAAATAAAACATATTTTACCAAACGACACAACTCAAACATATGAGTATCTTAATCCTATATTAACAAGTGTTTATACTTTGAACCCTGATACGTCCGTGTCTATAATGGGAAGGAATAGATTTGAATTTTATAACGAAGAAAATATATTGATATCTAATAAGATATACTTTATTGATCAAGTTGTCATTGAACGGGGTGGTGTTGATATTAGTTCACAAAACATTGTCGAGGAGATTCCTATTATTGTACCCGGTTCTCTTGATATAAATATCACACTCCCCAAAGCACCTACATTTACTATCTCTAACATGTCTAGTATTTCTACTATACTTGGTGGAGGTCAGGTAAATATACTAGAAGGTAGTGTACCCGGTACAATCATTTTTAAATTGGCTGACGGGAGTGAAAAATACATGACAATAAATAATGATGCAACACGAGCTAGTTTTGAAAATGTAGAAATAAATGAAGCAACAAGTTTTTATGTAAATAATACGTATAACCGTTCATATAAAAGAATAGGTTTAAGATCAGATGGATATGGTAAATTTTTGTTAGATGATATGAGTTTAGAACTTTACAAAGAAATGACAGATGAACAACAACAAGGCAATTCTTGTTGGAACATTTCAGAATAAAAATGTACCATTATAGCAGAGATGTCTGCTTCTGTTTGGTCTAATATAATACACCGAATACACATCAAATGGGCCAAGAATGATTTGGTTGACATGGATAGCAGGCTTATATTTTTGTTAGTAAAACCAGACGAAACAATTTATAAATATAAGGTTGTTAATTTAAATGACGGGATTACATTTATGGATATAAATTCTTACAAGTTTAGTTACGGTAAACTTTACGTATACTTAAACAGCGCTTCTGATATAAACTTGTTATTAAAAAAAACTATAAATACCAGGGACCAGGTAGGTAGATTTTTATCAGGTAATTCTATTCCAAATCATAGCGCAGAACCAGTAAACTGTGAAAGTGAATGGCAAAATGAAGGTACGTGCACAGTTTCGTGTGGCTGGGGTAAACAAGATCAAACGTACAGACACACTAAATTAAGTGCTAATGGTGGGCGCCAATGTCCGATCCCGGATTACGGTGATTCGAGACAAGTTGATTGTAAGATTATAGATTGTTAAATAAAATGTAAACTAATTGTAATGGACAAGATATATTTTAAATTTTCTTGGACTAATGGAAGTGTCACAGAAGACTACATAGAAAACTGGGTGATACAGGTCGTTGATAAAGACGACATAATTTACCATGAATTTTATGAATATGACATAAGAAACAATGAAATATTAACTGTTGAATTTTCCATACCGGTAGTGAAAGCTGAACTTTATGCAAGGTTTTACATAAACGATCCGGTTCCGGACAATCTGATGGCCGAAAGAAAATTGGATATGAATTTTGGTGTTGATAGAAAATTCATAAGACGCAGAGATGAAATTTCAACGTTTTCGTATGAACCAAAGAACTGCAAAACACAATTGGAATATACACAATGCACACCGGTATGTGGTCCTAACAGAAGCAGATACATGTTAGATGTTTTGAAGCAAGCACCAGATAATGGGGGTATACCATGTCTTTATGATCCTGATATATACCCACGAACTATTGAAGGTAGTACACAAGCGTGTGAATCAACAATCTGCCCAGATTGTGAAGCTGGATTTGTTCGTACGTGTTCGGAAGTATGCAATGATAAAGGTGAATCCGTTGAAACTAGTGTGTACAAAATACAAAAATACCCCGGTGAAGGTGGACAGGCATGCCTCTATTATAATAATTATATTAAATACGGGGTTTGTGGTGAAAAGGTATGCGATTCAAAATATGAGCTTTTCAGTGAAACAAACTACACGGGTAGCAGTGTCACATTAGGAAAGTTTGACACTGTTCATAACTTACCATTTTACCCAAGATCTGCAAAGTTTTCTGGAACTTATGATGAAAATGTTTATATGAAGTTTAAAGGTGTTGGTGAATTTGCAGACGTACATCAAGATATAGCTTTTTCAGGTGACCTTGCCGCTCTTTGGTTTCCCAAATCTGAGGGTCTACCGACTATAGAATTAAAAAAAGGAAGTGTACAAGAATACAATGATGATGAATTGTGGTTTGCGCGGACTATGAGATACAACAATAGAGTTACTTATGGTAGTACTTACTATGCAAAGTTAAAAAGAACGTGGTCAGCGTGGACATGGGATGCTTCATATGGAGGGACCGTGTTTAAGTCATACGTTGAAGAAGGGTATGATATAGCGACATCAAGTGGTGGTTATAACTTTAGAGATTTAGAAGAAATTAAGCCAGCTGCTGGTATAGAAATTGTGGGTAAATATGGCCGTGTTTTTGCACTGAAATCTAACGGAAGAGGTGTAAGACCGGGTATTTATAATAGAAATATAAAAGATTATAAATATTTATTTTTGTTTCCGAGTTAAAGACTCAAAACAATTTAATATTAGAATAATGAAAACGCATACAAGTTTACTTTTACAAAGACTGCAACTTGGTAAAAGTAAATATGGACACGGTGTACGTGTCAACTCCGACACAACAACCTGGGGTACATCCAAAGATTCGTGGTTGGAAATGGCAAATGAAGAATTTTTAGATGGTATTATTTATATCACGTGTGATTATTTGCGCAAGGGTCGTGATAAAATTCAAGGGGCGTCCAAACTGGAAGTTGAATTTAACGATGCTTCGCAAGAATATGACAATGAATTGATTATGTATGTCATAGATAATCACCAAAGGATGGAAAGTGAAGGGCATAAAAAAGCGTTAATTACCCTACTTGACCTAGTAAGTATGTGTTTATAACTTTCGTAGGTTCCGCAATTTGTTTAAGATGTAAACCATGGTATGAAAAGTTTAAGTATGGAAATGTTTCTTTTATTTTATTAGATAAGAAAATGGCTTGTTTAGTTAACACAACACAATTTGCTACTGCTTGTTTTTCAAGTTCTAAGAACTCTTCTTCTAGATAGATAAATTTACGCTTATCTTCCATAGATTCTATTTTATCATAATTTTTTTGTGACATCCCACCACTTAGATAAAAGTTAGAGGATCCACCAATTTCACTCACATTTGTTTTTGTATCAAACATAAAAACAAATGCAAGTACTAATAATAAAACATATATCATTATTTACTCTTAGGCAACAAATTAAATAAATCATTAATTTTGTGAATTATGTTGAATAGTTCATCTCTCGTGGAAACCAAGTCGAGCTTTACGATTTCCAATTCAATCTGATAACATGTATCATTTTCAGAATCCATATCTTCTGTATCACCCGATGAAATCGTCATATCTATGCTGAGATTCTTACGCAAAAATGAGACACGGTTTTTCGTTCTTTTTCTATCCATAATGAAGTCACCTTCGATCGGTGTTTCTTTTGAAATACTGAAACGAAGATCTAATGGGGCATTTTTATATCGCTTGAAATCTTCTTTTACGATATTTACTTTTTGAACTTGAACTTGGTCTTCGGTTTCTTGGTCTACGGTTAGACGTACATTATTTTCGTTGTTGTAAAAAACGTCGTACGTTTTCTCTGTGACAGATTCCCATCTATTGTATTTCCTCAACCCCGACATAACCTGATTGAAAGTTTCCTCGGAGACATTCGTGTCAAACATATTCCCATTGAATTTACCGAGACGCATCTCAACTTCTACATTTTCCTTATTTTTATGTTCTTGGAACAAGGGCAAAACTTTTTTGGTAACGTTTGCGATGTTCATCTTTTCTTACATTTTTATTATGCGTCATTTACTTAAGCCTTTTTTATTCATAAACTTTAATGAAGGGGTTTAAAAACTTCAGTAATACATGTTATTTCAATAGCTCACTACAATGTCTTTTGCAAATTCCAGTTCTTTCGAATCATTTTATAGATAATGAATACAAGGGTGGGTGTCAATTTACAGAATTTTATTCGAAACTTGTTAATTTTTATTGGACAAAAGATGAAAGTATAAAAACACTTGACATTACATCACTTTTCAAATTATTCCAGCAAAAGTTTCCCAGGTTCCATGACAACGAACAACACGATATGCAAGACTGTGTTATGTGTATCATAGATATACTTGAAATTGCACAACCTATAATAAAAGAGTGGTTTTATGGAAATAAAATACAAGAAACTATATGGCCAGGTGGTCGTTCTTCGAATGAAGAAATATTTAGTATGCATATACTAAATTCACATTGCGCAGATATGAATCAAATGTTAAATGATAGTCTTAAATGGAATACAATAGAGAACTTTCAAGATGATAAAGGTATTGTTCATCATGTGGCAACAACACGTATGGTATTTTCAAAGTTTCCTAAAATACTAATGATTTCATTTGATAAAAAGAGTAGAGTAAATGCGATTGAAAAAATAAAGATAGTAGATCTAGAATACGATTTAATCGCCACAGGTATACACGTGGGTAATCAAAATAAAGGGCATTATGTAAGTTTTACAAAACATAAAGGTCTATGGTATTACAAAAACGACGAGTTTGTTGCGCAGCAAGATCTACCTAAATTTTCAGAACATTACTTGCTCATATACAATCTAAAAAATCTTTGAGTTGAATATCTTCTTGAATATTCACTATAGTTCTATAGAAGGTTCGTCGATTGTTTGGGTATGTTTTATCATATCTTCTTTTTAGAGGTTTCCACCACATAGGACTTTCCCATGTAATATACATACATTCAACGATGGCACCATCTTCGAACCAATTGTAGTTGTCTAGTCTGTTGTGCGGTATAGCAGACTCGAAAATAAGCTTCCCCTTTTCTTGTACATACAACTTCCACTCTTTAGATCTCTCGTCCCATTTCATTTGGAAATCGACTGTGTTCTTTTCCCGTGGTTTCCATTTGAATAATGTTTCGTGTGTACCAATTCTCACTGGTTCATTCACCGGTGTGAAAACTACACCATCTACTTTTTGTTCTATTGATGGTAAATGTTTATCCATGAACTCTTCAAAATCATTGATCGCATGAAATTTTTTACATTTAAGTTTATATTTGTCACTTTTCATAGCAATTACTCCCCGTGTAAACTTTTGAAACCTGTCAAATCTTTCTAAAAAGTTAAACTGCCCAACATACTCACCATTTATACAAACGGCGTCATAAACTAAAAGTGTATCATCGTACAGTTCTCCGTCTAAAATGGTTCCTTCGTATGCAGCCCTTTTCAAGTTTAGTTTAATTTCAAACATGTTAAATGAACGATTGACGAGTAAACATTTATTAGTATTTTCAAATTTCAGTGCGACCAGCATATGCCTTTCACCGTCGGTCTTTTCACAAACAACATAATCATTATTTTTGATAATCGGAAAGTGTCGATATTCTATAGATATAGGTTGTGGACCCGGAAAGTAATCCTTCGAATTCCACACATGATGGATGAAACCAACGACGTGTTTGTAAAGTGGATTGTCTGACGTTACAAACATTTCGGATATATAAGAAATTAAACCAAAACTTTAACTAGCTTTAACACCAGCTGCGGACAAAATGTTGCTTATGCACTCATGTGTGTATGACATCGTTAACTTAGATGATGTATATGCATAAATTTTAACACCTTGTTCTTTCATTTTTTCAAACATTTTATGATGCAGTTTGAGATTACCTGTTTTTTTATCTTTTGCTTGTTTAATGAGATTCTTAGTAAACATAACCCAAGCTCTGGCCCCTGTAGAAGACACATTATAAATGTTTTCTCCTATCTTTTTAGAAACTTCTGTGTCAAAGTGGAGACCCATTTGACTCGTGGGTTCTGAACATTCGGTGTCTCTCACCTTTTGTTTAAACATTTCCCAGTCGACGCCTTCTTTTACACCTGGAAATACAAGACAACCCAAACCTTCATGTGGCAATGTTGCCTGTTTCAAAGAATCCTCATCAACACCCACACCAAAATCGACAAAAAGAATACGGTCGTAGTTTCCAGATTTCAAACAGTTCTGAACAGTCTCGACTTTTTCATAGGGGTCGTCGTTTACAAATACAATTTGATTTTGGTTGCCGGTTTGTATACATAATATATTAAACTTCAATATAGTGTGAAGCGTTTTAACGTGGCACGACTTAGATCTTGTAACTAATATAGTTGCAAACTTCATATTAAAAATAACAACCTAATTTTTAAGCCTCTCACTCATACAACCACCAAATGGTAAATTTCCGACATGTCCAAGAGTTGTATTAATATCCGCAAAAATTTTACCGTCGCATTGTTGCCAACGTCGGCAGAATGCATAGTCTTCGCTGAGATATCTCTTTGACTCGGGATCAATCATACAATCAAAGCATGCATGGTAATCATCGAAATCTCTATTTTGGTGGTCATTTTTGCACCAGAGTTCTGGAAACTTGTTTTCCAACTTCTTGAAAACATCTCTTTTTATAAGCATAAATCCCGTGGGACCATCGAGAATTTCTATGAAACCATTTTCTACCTGTCTACGCTGTGCCCCAAAGTTCAAAACCAGGCTTGAAGAAAGCATTGCCATGTTACGATCATCTCCATTTTTGATGGCATTCGCCGCTTGATCCCACATGACACATTTCTTTGGGTAGCATGCGACAGAAACTTCATGCCCAGATTTTATAAGCCGAATAACACTTTCCGGATTAAAATCTATATCTGCATCAATAAACATAAAATAATCTGCATCTGTTTTTTGCATAAATCTACCGACGGCAACATTTCGAGCGCGGTGGACGAGTGATTCATTTTCAGTCGTATCAATATATAACTGAATATTTTCTTCAATGAAACGCATCTGTAATTTAATTATCGAAATCATATACTTTTCTAAACACAAGCCCCCATAACAAGGTGTACTGAGAAATACCTTCAATACCATTTTTTATTTAACATCTTTATCCTCTAAGTATTTTTTAATTATGTTTAGTATTTTGTTTATAGTTGGTGCGGATACGGAACATTTTTCACAAACTTCCGTTTTTGAAACCTTGCCATCTAACACTAGTAAAATAATCGCAGATGCTATGCTATTTGGTGTCTTGCTCATGAGTTCCACACAATCTTCTACAGCTGCACACATTTTGTTACACTTGAATCTTTCATCTCTAGATACATCAAAAGAATTCAAAAGTCGTTGCATCACATCAAATGGTTTCGTCACGAATGATTTTTCAGTCTTTCCCGTCATCGTTTCTTGAAAAATTTGTGTAGTTCTGCTTATGTCACGACTTTTGATACCAAACATATCTGCGATCTCTTTTGTTGTTCTTGGAAATTGAGCCAATTTACACGCATATAAAATACAATTTGCTTTAATACCCAATCTAATAGCACCCCGTGTAAGTTTTTCATCATTGAATTTCCTGTACATCATTTTAGCTTCTTTTAGGACATTCTCTGGTAGAGTGTGACAAGCCTCATCTATGTCTCTGTATGCATGAAACAAAGATCTATCTTTGTGATTCATTGACATATGGAAGTTGATTCTCGCCATTCTTTTGTTTTCGTATGTAGAATTGTATTTAGTGGAGATTACTGTACTTTTACCCCAACTTTGTGAAAATAATTCTGGGTTTGCGTTGGGATTTCCGCATCTAGAAGGATCGTTTACCTTACCATCATCGGTAATACCACTCGTCCATTCTGGTTTTTCGTCCACGAAACTGTCTTCTACGAGACCACATTCCGAGCAAACGGGTAAACCTTCGGGTGATATGACTTTGGTAGATTCACATTCTCTACAAAAATATGTATTTACTGGCTCTTTTGTTTGTTCTCTTTCTTTGAGTAAAATATCTAAATCCGACCAAATAGCTGCCAGCATATTGATACGATGTGCATTTTTTATTTTTTCTGTCATCGAACGCAAACTTAGGAATTAAAAACTCATTTCATCAGCCATGCGTTTTGCGTGCATTTCAATCATATCAACAGTATCTTTAAAACTTCTGGCACCTGGGGTTGATGGCTTCCATTTTTCCCACTCTTTATCAACCATTTCGTGTCCAATAGGAAGTCCCATGGTTTCTATTTCAACGTCCGGAACTATGAAATCGTCCATTTCGGAGTCAGTTTCGGAATCGGAACAGTCTTCATATATCTCACTGTCATCGTCTTCGATGTCTATATCGCAGTAATAGACAAACATGTTTTGACCAATTTGCTTCATATCGAGATCCTGAAACGTAGTACCACATGGATGATGTTCTGTAAGACTTTCGTAAGGAACTGGATTCATATACCCACTACCAATTTCAAAAACACAGGCAGACTTGTAAATTTTTTCGGTTTGAGAAAGGTAATGAACCCCGAGTACATTTCCCGTATTCATCGCCACAACACCGTACATTTCTTCTTCAACATCATCTTCGTTTACTAACGCTTTTATTATATCATTCTCAATTATTTCGGATGGTACAATCATGCTTAGAGTTTTCGAACAAAAAATATTTAGCTATAATATCACAGCACACATGAAATATCGAATTTATTCGAAGGAAGGATGTCAATATTGCGACCACGCAGTTGAGTTATGTAAGTCAGATGGCCTGGATTACGAAAAAATAATGATAGAAAAGGAAGAATTAAAAGAATTATGTGGTGACAGGCTTGATTCCTACCCTCAAATATTCGCTGGTGATAAACGGATAGGCAATTTTTTTGAGTTTCAAGATTATTTGGAAGACTACGAACCACTATTGGAACCATCTCTGAACAGGTTTACAGTCTTTCCTTTGAAACACCCCCATCTCTGGGATCTTTACAAAAAGGCACAAATGAGTAACTGGACGGCTGAAGAAGTCGATCTTTCAAAGGATATGGACGACTGGAAGACGTTGAATGAAAATGAACAAAAGTTTATAAAATACATTCTTGCATTCTTTGCTGGGTCTGATGGAATTGTCTTCGAAAATATCAATAATAATTTTGCAGATGAGGTCCAGATAAGCGAAGCACGATCATTCTATGGATATCAATGTCATAATGAAATGGTGCATGGCGAAACATATTCAAAAATGATAGATAAATACATCAAAGATCCAGATGAAAAGAAACATTTATTCGAAGCTATCCAAACTGTCCCGTGTATTGAGAAAAAGGCGCAGTGGGCTATGAAGTGGTTTGATAAAAAGTCTCGCTCTTTCGCCCAGAGATTATTTGCATTTGCTTGCGTAGAAGGTATATTTTTTAGTGGTTCTTTTTGTGCCATTTTCTGGCTCAAGAAGCGTGGACTTATGCCCGGGTTGTGTTTCAGTAATGAACTCATTTCTAGAGATGAAGGTCTCCATCAAGAATTTGCCGTAGAACTTTACAATCTTCTGAGAAACAAACCGGGAACAAACACTCTTCACAACATAGTGAAAGAGGCGGTGGAAATAGAAAAGGAATTTATTACGGATGCACTTCCTTGTAGTTTAATTGGTATGAATTCTGAAAAGATGTCTACATACATAGAATACGTTTCCGATCGCCTTTTGAAGCAAATAGGACAAGCACCTATTTATAATTCTAAAAATCCATTTGATTTTATGGAAAACATTAGCCTCGATGGAAAAACTAATTTTTTTGAAAAGCGTGTTGGTGATTATGGAAAATTGGATGATGATTCAGGCGATATTGGTTTCGATGAAGATTTTTAAAAAAATATAAACAAAATATATGAATGCACCCAAAGTTAAAAACACCAGTGGTGACATCAACGTAATTATAGTAGTTTCGGTGGTGTTAATTATTTTGGTGATTGGTCTTTACTTTTTTTTTCAAAAAGATGATGATATTGAGAAAATAAAAACTCTTTCTCCCAGTTATGTCTCACTTTCGCCGAGTGATAATACACCAGCGCCACAAGAAGACGCCACACAAGAAGAAATTTTACAGACTTTTTTCAAGACTATAGATAAAGATAACAACGACGTAATATCGTTTGATGAGATGTTTGCAGAAATGGGACCGGATTCCCCCGAAGATGCAAGTCGCCGAGTGATATTTAATTCTTTAGACGTAGACAATTCCGGTAGTTTATCTATGGCGGAATTTGTGTCTGGTAATATAACGATTCAATAGATCCATAAATAAACAACATTTATCACATGTAATTTATTTATGACTAAAAATAAATACTTAATATAATTTTAGAAAGGTGTGTCAGCTTCGGTATTTAAATCCATCGAACCAAGGTTCATACCACCCCCAACTGATTCAAACCTGGGCTCCATTTCACCCGGAACCGGGGACTTTACTCTATTTTGCGGCATAGCCTTCACTTTAGGACCAGTGCTTCTAGAAAATTCACTGAAAGGAACGTTGATAACTTTTAACGCAGGTGATCTTTTTACATTTTCTGGAAGTTTGACACGACCACCTTCTTTTCCGAGTTCGGAAGGAACGTCAACGGTGTATTTTTCTTTTTTCACATGAAGAATTCCCCACACGATAGCCATGAACACAGCAGTGTGAACGAGAATACCTACTTGTGTCGGGGAACCATTCGGGGTGGCAATGAAGGAACCCAAAATTCTCCTGACAATCCTGTAGGTGACCGGATTGGAGACAACATAAAATATAAGAGACACGATTAAAGCCGTTATGAATTTTTCTTTGGCTTTGGATCCGTCACAACCACAGCCACAGTCTTTAAAGAAACCCATTTTTACTGTTACCTAAGAAAAAAATTTACTTAAAGTTTCTAGTCCAAGTGAATATATAACCAAAATATAATGTCGCTTAGTATCCAACAATCTTCTGAATTCACCTCATCTGCCATCAAGTTTTCCAAGTTGAGAAAAAACAAGAATGGCGGTAAGGCTGTATACATTAACAATAGCGATGGTAAGAAGCTTTACCTCCAACTTCCTTACATGAGATCCCCTTACGGTCTTAGTACTTTTACTGACGAAAGTACAGGTAGAACGTCTTACTCCCTAGATCTCAGCTTTGATACCGACAATGCCGAAGCAAGTGAACTTTGTGAAAAATTGAAGGAACTCGACGAGCTCGTTGTCAACACTGTCGCAAAGAATTCAAAGGAATGGATGGGTAAGGAATTTAATGTCGCAGTTTTGAAGGAAGCTCTCTACAAGCCCCTTGTGAGACCGAGCAAAGAACCGTATCCTTCTACTGTTAAGCTTAAGATTTTGACTAAGCCGGACGGGTCGTTTGTACCGGAAGCTTACAATACTCAACGTGAAAGTATTCCACTCGAGTCTATTGAAAAGGGTCAGCGTGTTCTCACTATCATTGATTTGAATCAAATTTGGTTCATTGACAATAAGTTTGGTGTGACTGTTCGTTTGCAACAAGTTCTCGTTGAACAATCCGAAAAGTTGCCAGCCTTCGCCTTTCAGGGTATCGCAGCCACCAATGATGTGGTTGATGATGGTGAAGATGAAGACGAAGATGAAATCGAAATCGACGAAGAGGATTAAACACAAAAATTAAATTCATTACAAACACCCGTTTGATTAGGCAAACACCGGTCTAATGATGCGCAATTTAATAATTATATTTAGTTATATTAACATGCAAAGAACACCTAGTATTGACAATGATGACGATGTCAGAATAGGTAGTCCCCGACCTTATAATAGAAGAAATTATAACGGTGCTCGTGCGTTGGTTAGAAATTATAGCTATACCAACTCAAATACAAACGAAAACAATATCGGTCAAACGAGAACCCGTATCATAGATCGAAACAATCTCAGACGTATGCGAACAGCTCGCATGAGCTTTGGTAATGCTGGTGTCAGACGAAGACTTAATTTTGGAAACAATAACAAGAAACCCAAATCTCCACCAAAAGCCCCAAAGAAGATTAATGTTTCAAAGTACGAAAAGATGTTGAAGAATCTTGAAAACAAAGAAAAAAAGAATACCCCCAAAAACAATAAACCTAACACCGAAAACAAGAATGTCGCCAATTGGTTCAACAATGGTGGTCTCGCAGCCAAAAAATCCAATATACCAAAAGACAAGCGCACATTCCTCCTCGTGGATGTGACCAAGGACGGAAAGATTCGTCATGTGTATGATAAGCGTTATTTGTGGGGTATTATTCGATCTTGGGAAAAGGGATTTAATGAAAATATGGGTAGTCGGCGAAAAGCCAAATCACCATTCACAAAGAACCCATTTGGGAAGGGAGATATTAGATCGTATCCACCCGACAAGAGAACAAAGGTGTTAATGAAGGAATCTATACTTCGCGCATCTCTCGAAAACAAAGTTCGAACAATGAAATACATACCTCCAGATGGCAAAAATAATAAAATGTGGAAAAAACCTGTACAGAAGTCAATTGATCTTATGCTATCACTTATACAAAGTGGTCGTGTAAAAACAATGGAACAACTCGAATTATTGATGCTTGTGCATCAAGTTGTGGGACCAGCCTCTTTCACAGGTAGAAATGCGAAAAGAGAATATTACAAAGCAGTACTTGATGGTAAATTTAAAGCTCATCACATAGAGATGTTAAAAAAGGCACCTAAAACATCAACATTATTTTTTGACGAAGCTATTTATAGCGCTTTTAGACCACTGTACGATTTGACACCAAAAGAAACAAAATTGTTCATAGCCTTGGATCCTTACTTGAAAAAAACTAAAGAAAATCTTTATACAAACAATTTTCCTGGTAAAGAGGGGCCGGTAATGATGAAATTACAACTGATAACCAGTGGTGATAATTACATGCGCTATAACATGAACAAGAAAAACCTTCAAGAAGAAATCGCATTCCACATTAATAAAACGCGCAACAAAAAGCTCTATAATTTATTGATGGCTTAAAATATATGCACGTCGTGTTCAAGCCCAGCCCATCAGCCACCCACAAGTACAGGGTGATGTTACCAAACAAGCGGGCGATTGACTTTGGACTCAAAGGTGCACCGGACTACACAGATCATGGCAATTCCCGCCTCATGCGAGCACATCTCATTCGGAGAGGTGCAGTGATGTCCAGAAAACTTCGTATTGAAACAGACCACCAAGAAATTCAACGGGGGATGCTCTTGGTTGATGAAAGTGATCAAGAAGACTGGGAGGACTATTTCCGTGCAGATTATTGGGAGCGGTGGTTGTTGTGGTCATACCCAAATGTTGAACACGCAAAGCTTTTCATGACTATGCGAAAGGGGATCCTATTTATGCCTACGTCAGAATCTATGTGGTTTTGTGATAACAATAAAAAGTTCTAAATAATTTCTATATCAGATACTCGAATACAAGATTTTCGTTGTGTATTTGAATTTACTGACATCATTGTGAAATTACCCTCGGAGTGGTCTTTGACAATTTTGTTCATCGCGTCAATATGTATATCACATTTGTTTAGGTAAACATTTGAAATTGTGTTGCCACAAATTGTGTTGCCACCATGAAATCTATGTTCATTGGGTATCACTTTCCATATCAAAGAACACGTTTTTATTATGGTCATCTTTGGGTGAAATTCATCGTCACAAAAATCTACTTCGGTCTCAATTTGATCGTAACTGACCTTTGCCAGATCTCCTTCCTTAAATTCTAACAATTTCTTCTTCCCACCAATGGCTTCTGCAAACTCTTTGTACTCTCCGTCTTGGATTTCATACTTCTCTTGTATCTTATCCAACAGGGACAGTAGGTGATGACGATCCATATTTGTTACTTGATTTATTAAAATTTGTAACTAACTTAGGCGCCAGTAGAACCAAATCCACCTGCACCCCTCTCCGTCTCTTCAAGGATACCAATTTCCTCCACATCGGGTGTCTCACACCTCTCAAGAACAAGTTGTGCGATGCGCTCCCCCCTCTTTACCTCAAAGTCTTTGTCTCCGTGATTGAAGAGAACGACTTTGACTTCACCTGTATAGTCGGGATCAATAACACCCGCACCAACTTGAATACCATGCTTCACAGCGAGACCGGATCGTGGTGCAACACGACCATACACACCATTTGGCATGAGAATGGCTACACTTGTCCCGACCAAAGCACGATGCGTGGGAGGGATAACAACTTCATCAGTGCTGTAAAGATCGTATCCAATAGCACCCCCAGAACCACGAGTTGGAATAATAGCATCTTGTGTAAGTCTCTTAACACAGAGACTCATTTCTACTTTACTTGGGTTTGTAATCTTTATAAAGGTTTGATGCCACATATGAATAATGAATAATGTTTGGAAAGTCCACAACTTTATCGTCAAAGCAAATGCCCCCAAAACAGACTATGAAAAACTCAAAACCAAAATTCGCCGAACAACTTTGGGATACGGTACAGCGCTTTCATCTGTCTATTTCATTACACATGGTGCAGAGGAGGGCGTATCCGCTACATTAGGTGTAGCTTCGTCACTCGCGTACATTGGACTACTAACACAAAGGGTAGATAACATTGAAAAATCTTCACCATTTCAGAAACAGCTACTGGCCCCCGTGGGTACCGCCATTTTTGAAACTATGTGGAATAATGCTCCATTTGCATTTGATTTTGACTATGGTGCGACACTCATGGGATTTCTCGCCTACAAAGTTGCCCTCCTCACGGTTGTATATGAAGAGGTCCGAAAAATGCTCATAACATCTGAAGATGATGACAACCAATAAAATGTCGGGGTATATTAACCATGCGCGATCCATCAGAAAACGATTCGGTCAGAATTAATAGTCCGTCATCTCCACGCGTTAGGGTGTTCAGACGAAATGGACCCGGTCTTAACAGGAATGGTAGATACAATAATTCTAATTCTAATAACAACAACGTTGGAAATGTTAGACCTCAGGTCAGACAGAGGATCCATAATGCCGACGAGCTCCGCCGCCACGCGGTCGGTGTGGCCCGCCAATTATTTGGTGGTAACAATGAAGGACCCAAATCTCCACCCAAAGCTCCAAAGAAAGTGAATGTTTCGAAGTATGAAAAGATGTTGAAGAATATTGAGAATAAAAACAAAAACAAAAACACCAAAAACAATAAACCCAATAACGAAAACAAAAACGTGGCTTCGTGGTTCAATAATAGTATGACAGAAGCTAAGAAGAGTAACATTCCCAAAGATAAGCGGGTCTTCCTCTTAACGGATATGACAAATAATGGCAAGATTAAACAGGTGTGGGATCGCAGATTTCTTAATGGATTGGTTGAATCGTATGAAAATCGCTATAATCGCGTCCGCGAATCCAACGATCCATTCTTCACATCTCCATTGACACGAAAAAAGTTTAGTAAGAATGACATCAAAGCGTATCCACCCACAAACGCAACAAAAAGGAGAATAAAGCAAATCGTGAATGGGAGGACTCTCGAATCCAAAGTCAATAAAATCATGAAAATTAAGAATAAGGATTATTTAGCGCAGTCAAACATATTGGAGACGATAAAGCGTGGTATAAGAAAAGGTGATATAACAACCGAGAAACAAATAAAGGAACTTGCTTTGATATACGAGGTTACCGGTAGGGAAATGCTCATCTCTGGACACAAAAAGGATGGCGATTACTATACGGCGTATGTAAAAGGAAAGTTCAAACCT